GCGACGTCCAGATAAAACTGAGATGTCGAGAGTTCAGAAGATTGAGTGCTGAAGTCCGGTCAAAACTAAGAAGAGTCGAGAAGGATCTTTATGAGTTCACCACAACTGTCGGTGTACTCATGGGAGAACCTCTGACAAAGTCAGTACTGACTGCTTCAACGCTTGCGGCATTCAACTGTGCCAAATTTGGAAACAGCAATGTCAAGCAAATGTTAGACCCAAAGTCAATGCGAAATGCGCAATCGCACACGTTCGCGACCTGGGGAAGTAGAAAGATCTGGCACTTCGGTTGTGCAGGAGATGACCACACAGGAATTTCTCCTTCTGTGGAAGCTCTAATGATGATACCGAAGGCCTTAGAATCAATGGGATTTGAGATTTCTTGGGAAAAGTACAGAATAAGCAGGCACTATGTGCACTACTGTCAGGACTTTGGGCTAGCACCTCAGTACTCGCCAACAATCTTTTTAGATTGTCCAAGAATGAGACTCTTCAACCAATTCAGGAAAGAAGGTTCTCACGATAATTTCGAATCTCCGGACCCATTGATGGGTAAGGTTAAGGCACTCGAAAGGAGATCAAAGTATGGAAAACAAGCGTCAGGTTTTGAAGCAAAAATGCAACAAAAACTTGACGACCACACTCCACTCTTCCTAAGAGCGAACATGACGTCTTGGTATGAGAAGAAAGTTCTTCTACATCCAGGAACATATGCTCCTACTCTTCTTGGAGGATTAGGTGTTCCATCTAGCCCTATCGAGGACGAAAAGATCGAAGACTTCCAGAGAAAATTCTTGGGGAAGAAGTTCCACCAAAGAGTAACTGGAGAGTCTACTGCGCAACTCTGGGAGAGAGGGCTCTCTACCAGGGTTGATCTATATACGGCTGAACAGCTGGGTATAGAGATCGAAAATCTCTTTACGGTTGATCAAGCATGGACTAAAGTCGCAGACGACATAAGTTCAGACAAAGACTCAACAAAACCATCTCACAGAAGGATCTGGAAGATGATAAATGACGAGTATGTTGATCTAACACGTCCAAACAACATTGTAGGAAATAAGGAAGTTCCTTACACTGCTTTGTTGCTTGGCCAAGCCAAAAAGGAGATTTCAAAACCGCAGAGGACGAGGCAGTTCTTATCAAGAACTGACTCGTTCCGCGGACTGAAATACGATGGTAGATTGCCAAAAGGACCTGAGGAGCTACAGCTCCTCTTGCCCTCGGCATTAATGCCAAGAGCAGAGCTCAAAGCATTGACAGGTACGACTTTCGTCGCACCAAATCTAACCATTCCCGCCAAATTCTTTGCTGACCGAACCAGGTTGGAAGATGAGAGGTCGAGAGTTGCTCTCGATTACCCCTTCCTACCAATTGAAAGGCCAGCCAAGGATGAACTAGAAGGTTTCCCTGGTTCAGACGTTGACTCAACGTCCTTACACGGGTTACCTCCATAATTGCTCATCCTTGAGATTAATTATCCATAGGTTTTACACATAAAGTAGTGATGACTCGCATCATG